GATAAACTTTTATAATCCCAGAGGAGGTTAAATGGCTAAGTCAATACCTAATCCTGATTCGAAGATTGATTCTGCGAAACAAGTACAGGACAATAAGAAAGAGTATACGCTGATCGTATCAGGTCTTGTGAACGGCGGACGTAAGAGTATTGCCGACAGCAAGAATACTGTGGACGATCTCTTAATCCTTTTTGACGTTGTTGAAGATCACCGTTATAGCTTGTCAGCTGATAAGACAGATTATGCAATCGAGTCAAAAGCTAAAGCATCGGATCACATGGTCATAAACGATGGTGAATTCAGTTTCAGTGCCAGAGTCACTGATTCTCCTTTCATCATGAACGATAAGAACTATATCGACAAGGATACCGACTACGGAAATCCAAAAGAGTCTAAGCGTCCAGCAAAAGCTCTTGAGATCCTTAAAGAGATCTTGGAAAAACGTCAGATGGTCACTCTTGTCACTGAAGACAACATCCTAGAGAACTACGTCTTCACAAAGATAGATGCCCAGAGAACCACCCAAGAGGGTGGTGCATTGGTGTTTGACTTCACTATGTCTGAATTCAGACTGCGAGATATTGGTAAGACAGTTCTGGCAGCAACAGCTGATCCTAAGAAGGCGGGTAACGCCCAGAAAGGTGCCAAGCAGACAGCGGAGGGCGGAGCGGTTGATGATGCCAATAAGGGTAAGAAAACATCCCGATTTTTAGGTAAGGCAGGTAAGACATATCAGGGATGGTTTGAGGGGATGACTGGTAACACATCTGCAACCCACTACTCGGATGGTTCCTACATCTACCGACCTAATCAGGCAGGACCTACCGGATTCAACCCTAACTCACTTGGGGGTAAATAATGGCTCAATTTGTAAGGACTTTTGACTTCTCTATTGACGGCTATCCTGATCAAAGCTTCCGCATTGTTCTTGATAGTGTGACATATGAAGTTAGGTTCCAGTGGAATGATCGAGATGAGTCGTGGATCTTCCATATTGGTGATGTTGGTACTGATCCTACGGTGACTATGAAACTTATGCCGTATGTTGACTTACTGGCCCCTTACCGATACATGGAAAACATACCGAAAGGAAACTTGTGTATGTTCACGGGCCCTCAGAATTGGGATGCAAGACCTAGCCGATACAATATCGGGATCCTTTCTGAGATTCAAATGACATATGCATCAAACGAAGACGACGTTGAGGAGATAGATTAATGGCACAGACCACCTTTAGGACCTATGAGTTGGTGATCGGCAGACCTGTTTACATAGGGGAGAAGCCAACCAATATCGACAAGTATACCCCTACCAATAAAGGTGGTCAATCCTACCGTATCGTTGGTGATGGTTCTAGGGAAGACCTCAACATTCAGTTTGAGGTTAAGAAAGATAACTCCAAGGAACCTAATAAGGGGTATGTTACCGTATGCAACCTCTCCGATGACACCGTTAACTATCTCGATGCTAACCAACGTGAGTCTTTGGCTGTTATGCTCTATGCTGGGTATAACAACCAGAACATGCTAATCTTCTCCGGCACAGTTGAGTTCATGGAGAACACGTGGGATGGCCCTACGAGAAAAACTAAGTTCATTCTTGGTGATGGTACACTGAATCTTACCACAAGCCGCTCAACCCGTTCATATAAGAAGGGGACTCCGGTTGACTCCATAGTTAATGACCTGATTACCGACCTTAAATTACCAAAGGGGCGCGTTGTTCCATTCGGCAAGGGAGAGGTAATTCAACATTCTATGGCCTTCTCCGGTACAGCATCACAGAGTCTAGATACTTTAGCTAGAAACACCAATTCAACATTCTCTGTTCAGGACGGCGCTGTTTATTGGACCAAAGTAGGCTCTCGATTTAAAGATGCCATTGCTGAGATCAGTGAAGATACTGGTATGAAAGGATCCCCCGTCCCTAAGAACCCTGAGCCCGCCCGTAAGCGTCTAGCTAAGAGAGCTGGTAAAAAGACTCCGGCTAAACCTCACGTTCCAACTTCCGCAGAGATCCGAGAGGATGCGGGTATGGAAGTAACCAGCCTTTTGAACGGTTCAATCCTACCTGAAAGTTCAATCTACCTCAAGAGTAAAGAATACACGGGATTCTACAAGGTGATTTATCTTACTCACAAAGGTGACTTGACTGGAGACTGGGAGACAGTGATGGGTGTTTCAGAGGTACGTGGCAAACTTATTGAATAGGAGATTATATGGCAGCTGTGCAGGGATTTGATGCCGCTTTCGGCATCTTTCTGCGTAGATGGATGCGAGACAACATGCATACCTCACTACGTGGCAAGGTTGTAGGTGTAGATTACTCAGGACCTACGGTTGACGTTCAACCTATGGCTAAGACAGTCCTTTCTGACGGCACTGAAGACGGATACCCTACCATCTTTAATGTTCCGGTACAACTACCGTCAGCTAATGGAGGAAAGGCTCGCCTAACCATGCCGATCAAGGTTGGTGATATGGTTGGCATTAACTTCTCAGAGAGAAACGAAGATAACTCTTCCGACCAAAGCACTCATGGATTGTTCGCAGGTTTCGCTGTCACTGAGATCTACACACCAGAAAACGCTAAACCTATCGACCCTGATAAGGTAGTCCTTGAGAACGATAAAGTCAAGATCTCATTATCCCCCGAAGGTTCCATTATTATTGAGACTCCTAAGTCATCCTTCCAAATGCTTGAGGATGGTTCAAGCACCATGAAGAATGGGGGCGGCACGTTCAAAATGGAGACTAGTGGACTGGTTGATGCCAACGGCGCAAAGATCACTCCAGACGGTAGGATCATAACAAAGAAGGGTGTTGACCTCGATAGCTTCTTTGAGACTTATCTCCTCCATACCCACGGCGGTGTAGAGTCCGGCGGAAGCAACACCAACAAACCAAACTAAGGAGTTCTCATGGCTGTAACCACCCTCTATCAGGACATGGCCCTAGACCCTGTTACTGGTGACTTAGATTTCTCTAATGGAGAACTTAACTTCATTGAGGACAATCTTAATTCCCTGCGTCAACGATTATACTTCCGTTTTAATATTTGGCAAGGCGACTGGTATTTTGATGAAACTTTTGGATTCCCATACAGAACTTATATTTCAAAGCGTGTAGCTAAAACTGTTCTTGATAATAAAATAAAAGAACATACACGATTGGAACCAGACGTTGTGGCGATAACAGACTTCACTTCTAAGATGAATAAGACTAGTCGTACATACGAATGTTATTTCACAGTTCTCACTACCGAGGGAGAGGAATTATCATTAGCCTTTGTCGGATCAAATGAGTTCTCTTACCCTACACCTAACGATCAAGGTGCCTCTATGTGTGGTGATGATGGGTGGATCACTTACGCTAATAAACTCTACTATTTAATTAACTTTAGACTGCCAACGTTCGGTGATGTGACGTGGCATAACAAATGGGTTAAGTAATTGACTATAGGCCGCTTATGCGGCCTTTTTCTTTTCAATCGGGAGGTATTGTGGTAAAATTATCTCATCGTTGGATATCTGCTCGGAGGAATAATGGCAAGCAGAAAGTACGGATTAACTCCAAACGGGTACATTAGACCCGGAATGGAAGACCTACGTGAAGAGATAAAAGTGTCTATAAAAGAGATACTTGGCCCAAAAATGAACACTGCTTCCAACTCCGCTCTAGATAAGTTTATCTCTGTATTTGCAGAGCGAGAGTATGAGCTTTGGTTATTAGGTGGCGGGGTGTATCAGGCTCAGACACAGGCAGGTGCTGAAGGTATGTACCTCGATGACCTCTTTGCTAAGCGTGGTGTCTATCGTCGTGGTAAAACACGTTCTACAGGCACAGCTCAAATGACACTTAATGCGTCAGTCCCATACAACATGATTTATTCTGTTGCTGCTTGGGATATTGATGCGGGTAATTTTGAATTAACGAAGGATGTTCAGGTAGCTGGTAATATTATTGCCCATTCTATCTTGTCGCGAGATTTAAGAGTTGGGGAATACAGATTTACGATCCAGAATACCAGTGACAGAACAACAAAGAACTTAACCCTTAATCTAACTAATACCACTCCAAACTCTGCACCACTTAATAAATTCTTCAGTGACATTAAGAGATTTATTGTAGAGAATACAATTCAAACTAATGACGCAAGGATCTTTATTGATAGTGCCGCAGGTCAGCTCTGGATTGGTTATGATACAAGTAAGAGGTTAATAGGTCTGTCTACCCGAGTTGATTTTCGAACATCACCTCTTGTAGGTGACAAGACAATCGACATGGGGCTACGAGCCACAGAGGCAGGAGATTTAGCACGTGGAGAGGGTTCAATTACCTCTATGTCCCCAACACCTTCTGGCTTTGTATCATTGACAAACATTAAAGCCTTCGCTGATGGCTCAGATGTTGAGAGTGATAACGCCTATCGTGTGCGTGCCGCCAGTACAATAAGTAATGCTAACGCAGCCACACGCCCAGCGATCCTCTCAAGATTACTGAATACGGTTGAGGGTGTTGAGAAGGTTAAGATCTTCGCTAACAATACCGATAAGACCAATTCACTGGGGATC